TACTAATAGAGCTTCTACTATGAAACGTACTAAGACCAGTCTTAATATGATGCTTAAAATTGTCGGTGATGTAAAACTGGATAGGCTCACCGCTGGACTTATTAGAAAGCAGCTAGTTGATAAAGGTGTTGCTCCATCCACTTGCAATGAATATTACAAGAAATGGAAGGCTTGTTTGCGCTGGGGCTACAAAAACGATTACCTGCCTAACTTATCCATAGTGGAAAAGCTAGAACGCTTTGACGAGGATATTTCGTATCTGGAACGTATAGAAGATAAATACCTTGAAACGGATGAATTTAAAGCACTGCTTAGTGCTATGGAAGATTTTAAGCGTATGCAATTATTCACATCTTTTATGGTTTTATCTGGATGCCGTATAGGTGAGGTTATCGCGCTTAACAAAGATGATGTAAAAGATTCTTACATAGACATAAGTAAAAACTATGACTATACACATGATCTGATTACACCGCCTAAAAATAGATATTCAGTTAGGCAGATATACATTCAACCAGAACTTAGAGACTTGATTGATAAAATCAACAAAAACCAGATTGAGCAACAAAAGCTCTGTGGCTACAAGCCTACTGAATACTTTTTCACTGCCAGTAATGGGAAACGCTTTTCTTATAATTTCTACAGGCGGTATTTGAAAAAGGTTTCTACTGCTGTACTCGCTCACCCTATAACAAGTCACGCTTTAAGGCACACAAGCATATCCATGTTTCTTATGCGTGGCATGAGCGTGGAAGCTGTCGGTAGACGTGTAGGGCATGGTCCTCATAGTTCTGTCACCATGGAAATATACAGGCACTTAATGAAAGAGGATAAATTAAAAGAAAATAAATTAATGGATAGTATATATTTGCTTGGTAATTTGGTATAATATTTCTTGCCTTTTGTAAGTTCAGAGTGCACGCTGGGCTAAAACCTTTGGCGGTCGGGGAGTTTATTCTCGACCGCTATTTTAAAATTTGCCTAACTTTTTGCCTAACTCATATTTCTGACACACTTGCAAATGCGCAATATTGTACGAATATAGACTATTTTTCGAGTCTGATTCGGAGCTCTTTTTATTAGTCTTATATGATTTCATATTGTCTCGTTTTCCTTGATTTTTTAGCCTTTTTCGTAATTTGCAATGTAAATATAAATCAAAAAGTTAGGCATGATTGCCTAACTTTTTGCCTAACTTTTTTATTGCTGCGATAGCTTTATTTTTGTATAATCTATTTCGGAGCTACCAAGATGGTAGGCGGTTAGCCTTATCCTAACGAAAGGAGGTTTACTTCAATCGAAAGGAGGGCTTGCGTATGGTAACATGGTCAGAACTATTTCAGTATACTTCAGTGCTTATAGCACTTGTTACTTTAGTTTTACTTTTTGCTAAACGAAAATAACCGCCCCTAGCCTGAGAAACTTGGACGGTTAAATCGTTTAATTTCTATATTGGCTAACCATCTATCGGTAGCTCTTTTTGTATCTAAATAATATCATCATGGGTTTAGTTTGTCAAAAGTAGTTTTATATTAAGGCTACTACCACAACTTTATTGGCTGACCGTGAATAGTAACCTTTATTGTAGCAATAGCCTTTATGGAGAATGCGTTGCATAGTTGCAACCATTTCAGCACTATTTTAGGTCTTTCAGATTTACAAAACCTGTTTTCTTTTTCTTGTATGTTCCCCACAGCCACACATCATTTTTATCTGAATAATAGCCATAACAAATAAAGCTCTCTCCAGCTGGTATTTCACATACTGATGTATAGTTGGATGCACCACCAGTTCTTAATGTAGTGCTTCTGGCTGTTGTGTATTTCTTTGCGTATTTCTTGCTGAATTTATTTGCTACACCTTTCCCTTCAATCTTTGCCTCTTCTGTACGCTTTTCAGTTGTGTGATTGATAACAGCCATAACCTCTTCGTACCTAGAGCCTAAGATGAACGCTCTTATATCTCCTGTACCATAGTTTCCATGCCATGTATCACGAGCAAGCTCTTCAGCTGTGGCATTGGCAATTCGGTTGATAAGCTTTTGAATTTCCTCATATCTACCGCCCAATACCTTGCGTCTTATATCTCCCTCGCCATATTTTCCTTCGAGCGTATGGAATAAGATGTCAACTGTTGTCATGCCTGCAAAATCATCTTTTAATTCCTCTGCTATGGCATTTGTTAATTCTTTATTCATATCAACTCTGCTTGAAATGCCATCAACTGTACCATCTGATGAATACTGCCATAGAATAGCTGCACCAGATACGCTAGGAGCATTCACAGAATATCTTGCTACCCACTTGTCGTAGTAGTCAAAATTACTTAGATGCTTATTAAACCAGTACATAGATGCATAAATTCCTGGTTTAAATCCAGCTGCCTTTATGATTTCGCAGAATGATGCTGCACATATTTTTGCAACGCTTTGCGTTCCATCCTGTTCAGAGTCAAACCAAACATGCCCTTCGATTTCTTTCCCTTCCAATAATCTCAGAGCGTGTGCCGCTTCGCTCTCTGCTTTTGCTACATCAGTTGCATAAGAATATAGGTACACACCTACTGGTATGCCATATCTTTTGCACTCCTGATAATTTTCCTCAAAATATCGATCATCATGAGTTGGTTTATCTGTGCCATAACCTAAACGCAGTATTGCTGCATCAACTTTACCTTTTACTTTACTCCAGTTAATTGAGCCTTGATGATGGCTTACATCAATAATTAACATAGTCTCCCTCCTTTGTTCTACTTTATTAATCCTTCAATAATATTTTTAATTTTATCTTCCAGTAAGTTTTTGAATAATTCATAACATCCAGTAGAAGCAAGACCGCTTAGTAAACCTTGCAGTAGAATCTCTGGTGTGAGCGGCAAGCCGTTAATCCAAATTGCAATTAAAACTCCTGTTGCACCCATGATTAAGGGAATCCAATCATTGACTTTTTCGGTTTTGACTTTACTTTTTAATATGTAGCCTAGACATAGGCAAATCAAAATTATAATTAGATTTAAGTATTGTTCCATGTTTGCTCCTTTCTATCAGTGAATGTCCACGTTTTCCTTATTAATGGATTCGTGCGATTTCTTTATAATATATTTATCAATCTCATTTAAACAATCAGTTGCACCTTCAGTATTTAGCGTTTTGAGAATTTCTCTAATGGACTTCATGAGTATTTCTAGTTCGTCATTAGTCTTTCTCTCATTTTCTATTCGACTGCTCAAAGCTTCTTTTACAATGTTGATTTCTCTGAAATCATTATCGAAACGTTTTTCTGCGACATTCTTTCGCCAATTGTTTAAATCCTCGATATCCTCAGTATTTTTGTCTACTCTTTCATTTATTGTTTCTCCGTCATTGTCGTGCCATTTTCTTAATTTTTCTTTAAAGCCAGGCAGAAAATAAACTACGACTAAGAAAGCTATCAACAGCCATTGTAAGAACTGGTCTGGTGGTATATGTGAGCCTATGATGTTTTCAATCATCTTATTTGTCCTTTCTTAATATTTGCATTAGTTCTCGGATTTCTTTAGCTCTATAATCGTCAGATTTATTTATCATCTCGTGTATCAGAAAAAGTATTCTTTTGATTATCCATACTCTTTCGTCTTCACTCAGCATAATCAATTCCAGTAATATCTTTAAATTGCTCTGCTGTGATGCGTCCTTTAATTACCATCTTTTTTAGTGTAGGAATATATTCCTCGCCTTTCAGTTGAAACTGTATCTGTAAAAATCTAAACATTACTATCCCTCCCTGCTTACTGAAGCAATAACTCTTCAAGAGCTGTTTCTATTGCACCAATTCTATCCTCGATTGTAGGATTGATATTGATTTTGGAATTGTCGTCTGGCAATTCTTCCCATGTGGTAAAAATAAGTGTTTCTTCTTCGTCACCTTGAAGCAATCTGCCTTGTGAGAAATCAATCTCATCTCTTTCAAGTTCGTTGCCTGATGTGTCATAAATTTTCATCATTCTACCTCCGTTTTTCTTTTTCTTTTTTAGATAGATAATCTGTTCCTGGATATAGAGTTTTAAACAATTTATCCATGTTTTCGATTCGCTTATAATTGTTTCTGTATCTTTTAACTGTGCCTCGCCATGCTCTATAACATTCGGCGGCTCTTTCGGGTGGCATACATTTCTTCTTAAAGCTTTTGAGCCTTCTGCGTTCTCTTGTGAACGTATCAGGTTTTTGGTGAATTACCACCTTTCCTGTTGCTGTTAAAATGTACCGCATCTTCAAAAAGGTAAAACCTCTTTCTAGCTTGATAATTTGTGTTTTCTTTTCATTAACAACTAACTTGAACTTCTTGGCTAATAGCCTAAACTCTGCCAAAAGTTCTATTGCTTCCTCTTTCGTTGGAACAATCATATATCTATCATCCATGTAAGCTCCGTAAAACTTAATGGCTTTTACTGTTTTAAAATAATCGTCTATCCTCGATGGAAAATACACTCCTGCGTTTTGTGACAACTGAGCTCCAATGCCTAACCCCTTATCACCTTCATTTATTTCAATGAGATAGCTAACTAAATTAAATAAATCATCCTCTGGAATAATCTTTCGATATGCCTCTAAAAGTAAGTCGTGGTCAATGCTCGGGAAATACTTCTCGAAATCTATTAAGACTACATATCCTTTATTGGTTTTGTATTTTCTGTAGTATCTTATTAGATGTTCTTTGAGTCTATCTCTGGTAAAGTCCGTTCCTTTACCTTCCTGCGATGCTCCATTATCATAGATTAAATGTGGGGCTGTTCTTGGTGTTAAAATATTGTCAACTAATGACCTTTGAACCACTCTGTCTGATATGTGAATAGATTTAATATGTCTAACCTTTCCTCTTTCGTTCATATCAAACTCTGCAAAATCCTTTTGTTTATACGTGCCATTTTCTAAGGCTTGCTGCGTAAGGTAAATATTTTTCCATATATCATATTCATACTTTTGAATTGATGCCTTCCAATATGAATTCTTCTTAGATTTCTCAAATGCATCAAACAATAGGTTCGCATTACTAATTTCTTTCATCTTGTATCTCATCAATGGCTACGGCAGCTTATAGCTTGTTAGCGTACTAACTTGCGTCTGCATCCTTAGATATTAGAGTTGCCGCCTCTAATCGTTTACTTTTAGCTATGTGCAAGGATAATAACTCCTTTCTTCTTTTTATCCATTCGACATATAGTCTACTTAATTGGGTTCTAAAGAAATCAGGGCGGACTCCATTACTGTTGCTGGCATTGTTGTTGTTGCAATTGCCGTTGTTGTTCACATTCGCAAAGTTCGTCGAGTTCGCCACGTCACGAAGCCACCAGTTGGCTCGAATCAGTTGTTAACCTATATGCTATTTACCTTTCTTTTTAATTTGTCTGAGCAGCTTGTTATCAGCTTTTCTCCATCCCTTTAGAAGCGTTGCTTCGTACTCAATCATTCCTACATATCGCATATATTTTTCTGGGTCTAAATGTAATATGTCTTTGATTAGACTGAATTCGTCGTAAAGCTCACCGCAACATCTTATTGCCTCATCTTGGTAATAACGTCTTTCGTAATACTCACTTTCGAAGGCTGGTATTACGTCGTTTGCATCTCTTATATTTCTTTTGAGTCTTTGGAGTATTTCTAATAAATCTGATCTAAACTTTTCTATTAGCCACTCGGGATAATTATCCGTTATTTTGGCTATGCCGTATGAGTCGCAGAGTTTCATGAACTCCTCTGCGTCCTCATCTGACATCTTATAGGCCTTGATGTAAAACTCTGGCTCTCTTGATCTATTCTTTACCCCGAAGTCTTTTAATAGAAATATAATAAAGAGCTTTTCTATTTTGAGTAGTTGCTTCCAAAATTCCATCTCGGATAATCCACGTTTTGAATAAACTACACTCATGCTGCCTCCCTGCAGATACCGCCGCTATCGCGGCGAGATGTAAGATTGTTCGCGCTACGCGCAGATGGCGAAAGCAGGGCGGACTCCAAGACTGTTGCTGGCATAGTAGTTGTTGCAATAGCCGTGGTTGGTCACACCCGCAAAGTCCGTCGAGGACGCCACGTCACGAAGCCACCAGTCGGCTCGATTAGTGATTCTACTTGGATCTGCTGCAAAACCAGGAAGCTGTGACTTATCAACTGTATGGTTGTATGCGTAATGTTCGCCCTGCAAAGCATTTTTGAATTCCTTGCCACCATATACCATTTCTTCTGTCATTAGTTCGACTGTTGAATAGTACCATGCTCCAGCTGTTTCATAGTTGCCTGTAACTGCATTCTTTAAAAATTCTCTATGCTTTAGTATATGTCCACTGCCGAAAGCACTGTTTATTGTTGACTTAGCTGTAGCAAGGTTACTAATGTACATTGCTGAGCCTACATAAGCGCCTGTGACAACATTCGTTGTGTTCATCTGCGCATTGTATAGGCATGTATCTGGAACAATAACGACATGATGCGTCTCGCATGATGTGTCACCAGTGCGGAGCCAATAGTCAAATCCCATTACTCGCCACACAACTCCATTTATGGTCCAGTAATCGTGAAGCATGATGCCCCCGAAAGTACCTGCGCTAATCTCCGCGTACTGTTCGGCTGTTACTGCTGTTCCTAAACTTATACCTCTTGAAACCGAATTTCTTGCCGCTGCATTTCTAGGAACAAGCGCATCTAGAATATCAGCGATTTTGATTTTTTTTGTTACACCATCGTTAACTACTGGTATGTAATCATTTGGTGTTGGATTTTGTAATGATGCTAATCCGCTTATAGGTGTCATTTTTTACCTCCCTTAAAAATTGTATTCTGCTGCAAGCTGTTCGCCTGTTTCAGTTGCTATTATTTCACCGTCCTCGGTTAGTAGTGCCGTTGTTGCTTGTGTGAGTTGCCCCGTAATAATATCTGAAAACATTTTTTCCTCAGATACTCCGCCATTGGTATTGATTATCATTTGAGCCTCCTTAATTAAATACAACTACGTTTGCAGTTACATCTGATTCTGGTATGCCATCACACTCGAATGTTAGCTTTCCTGCGCCCTGTGCTATTGCCCTTACTCCTGCCGCACAATACGCTTCGTATGTACTTGGGGTTGGGGAAACAATAATAGTATTTGTGGCTGTAACATTGCTTGCATCTACTGTCTGCTGCAAATTGCTATTCCAGTCGGCAAGAGCTAATGAAACTGTATTCTTTTGGTGCTTTGTCTGATAATCTTCGGCTACCTCAGATTTAAACTCTTCAACCTCTGATGCTAATTCACTTTCTGATGTGGATAGCTCTGACAAGCTCTTTGTGTGGTTGCTTACTGTTGATGCTAATTCGCTTTGTGATGTAGAAAGCGAGTCTAATTCAGACTGAGCTTCTGATAGGCTTGTCTGCGTATCTACCAAGTCTTCTGCTAAGGCATAAGCCCCTGTCAGTTTTAGGGTGACTGCTGCATCTGTTGATATCGTTGTTACGTAGGAAAATACAATCTGTGTTGGGTTAGTTCCATCGTAAGCGTTTATAACATCGCCTATTGTTTCAGCTGTGATAATGGCATATAAAATCTCTGTTCCATCCGTTCCCAGCTTTGCGTATATTCCAACTTCATTTATATTGTATGAGGTTGTAATAACTGATTCCCCGGTATCAGGGTCGTAATTTGAAATCAAGGCTTTTAGCTTGTATTGATTTTCGTTAGCTGTCTTTGAAACAATGGTGTAGCTATTTCTAAGATTAATTAGAGCTGTGGCTGTTCTTAAATCTACATAGCTGTTCCATC